GAGACAGTTCCGATAAACTGAGAAAGATCGTACACTGCAAACTTCTTGGTGAAGTCATCAGGAACAGTTGCCTTCGCATAGATTGTCTTGAGAGGAGACATCGTACGAACAACATTACCCTCACGGAAGAGGATAGCAGGGCTGACCGAAGAGAAGTTCTTCAGTACGTTGATAGTCTTTTCACTTAGCTTCATTAATATAATCCTTCACAATAGCCATAATTTCACTGGGAGTTTCCTTGCAAGACATAACCTTGCCGGACTTAAGAACAAGAGCCGTCACGTTAGGACGATCTTCATTCATCGTAATGAGCATGGAAACTGGCTTAGTGTACCGCTCCATGACTACGATATCCATAGCATCAACCCAGAGCTCATAATTAGCTTCTGGATGTGTCAATTGAATCATCATATCAGTTTTCACTTTCTTTCAGTTTGGATAGGCTTTCAATCTATCATCTATAATATACACCACATTCTAGAAAATGTCAAGGAACAATTTTCTGCTCCTTGACACATTAGGTTCTTACTTCTTTTTACCGCCGAGAGCTGAGGGATCAGCAGTTGCAGAAGCACCGATAGACGCAAGATCAGCCAACGAGCCACCGAAGATATAGCTACCAACAGATATAGCTACCAACGTGCTGGAGCTTCATCCAAGGACAGAACCAAGTCTTGATCTCAGCTTCCTGAGCCTTCTGACAGAACCAATAATCTTCTGACAGATAACGCTCGGACTTGGGATCAACCTCAGCCTGGAAGAACATCATGATCTTACGCGAACCATCGAAAGCAGCAGTACGAACATGATCAGGACGGTACATGTAGGTAGGATATGCATCCTGGAACTTCTTCATGGCATCCTTGGTTACCATCATGAAGCCTGTACCAATCTCAAGAACTTCACAAGGCTCACTGATAGCAATGCTCTGCTGATTACCCTTGGGATTGAAAACATAATCACCAACAAAATTCTCAAGAACATTCGGATCTTCGTCAGCAACACCCTTGTCAACTGCACGCTTGATCTTTTCCCAGCTGATGCACTTCTTTGGATAAGGACCACCAATGATTTCATACTTCTCTGGTTCATCAGCCTGAAGAGCCATCATCGCAATAACATCCTGTGGATTAAATCCGATGTCAGAGTCAATGAACATCATATGCTCAGCTTCAGAACGCATGAACTCGTCGCAACAATAGTTACGAGCGCGAGTGATTAGCGACTCATTGAAGAGAAAGTAGAACTGGAGAGGAATGCCATACTGTGTGCAAATAGCAGACAAATCAGCACACGACTTTGCAAACATACCAGCGCACTGACCACCATACATTGGCGTTGCAACAAAGAGCTTTCGTGCGCGAAGCTTTTCAATATCAATCTTAATTTCCATACTTTATTCACCTTTCATGTAATGATCTACATATAAACACATCAACACATAGTGTAATGTTTTCATTAGGTCAGCTTTATTGCTGCCATTCTTTTTACCGTAACGCCAAAGATATTTGAGAGCAGTGTTACGAAACGTTGGAGTTGAATCACCAAGAGCAATCCAAGCATCAAAACATTCGATTTTATGATCTTCAGACTTATAGTGTTCACCGTATGTCTTATCTATATAGCTACGAAAATCTGAGATAATTTGATCTTCAGCAAATTTGTAATTAATTTTCTCATCTTGTTTTGGAAGAACCAAATTTGCAGTCATAGCTTTAAATTCTTCATAAGATCCAAGATCTGTAAACTTCAAAGCTTTTATTCCATAATAATCTTCATTTGATACATTCTCATCCATTGTTTACCTCATCAACAATATGTTTAAAAATTATATCCTGATCTTCGATGTTATTATTGTTAAATGGTTCAACAAAAAACATCAATAACATATTACTCAAGATATTATTAATCTTGCTCTCGCGACCACGGAGCCAAGTTTCGTTCTGTTCACTACCACGCTCTTTATATCGTTCCTGTCGAACATTAGCATCAGTAATAAGATGAATGATTTTAAGATCATACTTCTCTGTGCAATCTTCAAGGAATGTGGAAGTAAACAACCTATCGCCTTCATAGATAACGACAGCACTATTAGGCAATGTAGCGAGAAACTTAATAGCTTCAGGCTGCACTGCCATACTCATCTTGTCAGTACCAGAAAACACTTCGCCATCATCATACTTGCCAAGGATAAAGATGTTGTTGCTCTGCAGATACGGAACAAGCTTAAACTCATTGTACTTCTTTTCAGGAGAGTAATGCTCGATCAATCGCTTCATCAGCGTCGACTTGCCACTTCCTGGATTACCACCAATTGCAATAACCTTCATTAGAAAAATCCTTCAATCCCAACAGATTTGTTTTCGAATATGCCAGTCGCATCCAACACATCACCTTTAAAGTACAAAGACATTTTACTCTGATCAATGCGATTTGTCAACAAGTTTTTTGGCAATGTTTCGGTGCGTGAATCCCATAGTGGTTTCCAGTCAATACCATTCCAACTATCATTCTCGCACTGCTGAATTTCTTCGGCTTGTCTATCTAGGTAATACCCAAGATAGCGTCCATGATTTTCACGGAACAATTTTTTGAAAGAACAAAGACAAGTTTCCATATCAAAGTAGTCTGTGTTAGGAAATTCCTGCTTCACTTCCTGTAAGATATAATAAGCTTGTCCATCAATATAGTTTAGCTCGATTGGTGTCAGCTTCTTATCAACCCATTCATCGAGTCCAAGAGCCAGACAAAGACCATTGCGATGAGAACGAGAACCTTCATGATCATCAAGCATCAAATTTCCAGGCTCAATTTGCATACCACAACACTGCTTCAATGTTTGAAGATAGAACCAAGTTGAGTATCTACCAAACTTATGGAATTTAATTTTCACTTCTTCCCAAAGCTGGTCGAAGTTTTCGGAGGCTGATCCTTTGAGAAACGGCTCGAACGCTTCTTGTTGTGAACGCTTTCCGACCCATTGTTTGTATGATTCGAACTGCGCAGGTAGATGACCTTTGTTCCACTTAGTGTCTGTCTGATATCGCAGCCGCTTGTAATTATCATTGTTCCATTCACGTAGTCGTTCGGAACCGACGAGTTCCATATCGGGAAATTCATTCCATATCACCCATGTTGTTGGAAGATAATACGTTGTTCCATAGATCCAAGCAATCCAAAGCTTTTGCTCTTTGTTATGCTCAAATCTATCAAAAAGATAATTGGTCATGTGTATTGCTGGATCGCAATCCTTAATGGAAAGCGACCAGCGATACCAATTGATGAAATCTTTTTTGCGTTTTGCTGCTATCATAGAAAGTTTTCAATCGAAGGTTGTTCGAGCAATGCTTCTCTCAACCATGACGAACCAACTGCATCAATTGCAGCTTGTGTCTTGGCTTTCTTCTTCTCACCCCATGCATAAGATTCCAAACCTTCTTTAAGAAATTGTTCTTTGGCTTTGGCAGGAAGCATTACCGACATTGGATCAAGAACAGCGACGTTCCTGTAATCAATCTGGTACTGGCGAGTAGAAAACAAAGGTTGATCAGAACGCAGACTGCCAGTTGGATCAACTGCCCAGAAAATTAATCCATTGCGATTATGCCAAGTTACAGAAGACGGTGTACAAGACAACTTAAGTCGAATCACATTACGTTCCTCGACTGCATACTTGATCCATGCATCCCAGCACTTACTGGCATATCCATTGCCTTCTTTACCTTCAACAGTAACAATCTCATACAGATTGGCATAACCATCACGGTTGAATGTGGCAAAAATTAAACATACAATTTCACCATCCACTTCATATGCAAGTGGAGGAGCTTTCTCGTAATTGCTGAACCTAAACCACAATGAATGTGCAGCTGATAGGAACTTTGTGTTCTTACCAGCTGGGCTATCTTTGATTAAATTTTCGACACGAGCCATATCAACGAAATTCATTGCAAATCCTTTACATCAACTTTAATAGTATAGCTCGAAACTTTGAATTTGTCAACACAAAAAACTTCATACATTGGAAGTTTCTCTGAAAGCAAACTACATCTTCTTAATATGTCTTTTGTGGATGCAAACAAAACCATATCTTCTTTTTTGTGGCAATAAAGGGGTCTTTCGTGGTTACGAAAAGCTATAATTTCTTTATTTGCATACAGAGCGCACACTGCCATTGATGCTGGTTCGAAGTGTTGAAGAGGATTCAGTTCTTCTTCCATTGCTCGCAGAACAAGCTCTGAGTCGTTTGAGGTTGTTGTTGCGAGTCCGTATTTTTCTTCCCAAGTTTCAGGCGGTTCTTGAGAGATAATGCCATTATGGGCAATAGATAGTTTGTCAGTAGACATAGGCTGATTATAACGCAGATCAGAAGTTGAATATCTAATGTGTCCAATGCAATATAGATTTCCATCTTCATTTCTCCAGTTTTCTAGGTTCTGTTTAGCGATAAATTCATCTGCAGGTATTGGTTCCTTAACTGTATTTACAATACCGTTTTTCACATACGAAACACCAGTCGCATGCTTACCACGGATCATAGATTGAACGAAAAGACCACGAACTAAATCGTGGTCTTTCGCTGTGAAGTTTCTAATTGTTATTCCTAGTACACCACACATTAGAAAAATGCATCCAAGCTAGAAGTTGTTTCCTTGCTATAAGGATCACGCATATTATGCGCTGCCATATAATCATACCACTCTTGCTCATGCCACATGTCAGGCGACACACCATTCCAAAGAGGACGATAGTACTTGTGATCCTTGTTCAGATGACGATCATAGACATACTGCTTACGGAGCATTTCATAATCCCATGACTTAAGATCAACCATCTTCTCACGGAAGTAAGCAACAATCGTCATACGATCATTATCTTCACCAATCAATTCATCGTTACCATGAATGCCACCATGATTGTTAACAAGCAACATATCGCCAGGAGCTAGCTTGATAGCAATGCGAAACTCAGGAAGAATAAACTCACCACCTTGCCAACCCTTACCGAGCGCACAGATGTTAGAGAAACCTTCATGAAGATCACCAGCATCTCGGTGACAAGCAGTCCGCCAGTTATGATTGACAGTAAGTGTAGTGAACACTGTCTCATCAATACAGAAACGTGGATCGAGCTTGTTAGCTTCAATGCGTTGCTTGTTCCAGCGATTAGGAAGCAACTCACGGAACTGAGAATTTAGCTTACGAAGAAATGGATACGACTTTGTAAATGCATCAAAATGCTTCTCGGTGTAAGAAGTAGCACGCCCATGAGGAATACGAGGATAACGATCAAAATAACCTGCAATGCCAGACATAACAGATTGGGCGTAATTAGTCTCTGAAATATAATTTTTGATTACATTTTCAGCTTCCTGCTTCTGCTCAAGACGACCAAGAGGTGCAATATCTTCGAGCCAATTATCAAACCATCCATGATATTCTGAATATCTCTTGGTTACTGCAGAGCGAAGCCAAACAGTACCACGTGTTTCATCCTTGTGTCCACGCTTATGACTTTCTTTGATGGATTCAATCGTTGTACCATCATCGAGAGTATTTGTCGGACGCGAAAGGAATGAAAGAATTTCCATCTGTTCAGGAGTAACCCAATCGCGATTACCACGACCTTCCTGACCTAGCTGATCGCCACGAGGACCAGCAGCCATGCCACGATTCTGAGACTCAGTAGCAGCTGGACGCAGACCTTCGTAACAAAGGTCTTGTTCTTCCTTTGTAAAAACATTCTTACGGAACTTGAAGATAATATTCTCTTCGTTGGTGGTTCCATCAAGTGCTTCAGCATACAGATCACAATCTTCTGTGACAATGCGATCTGTATAAGTTGCACAGGTAATAAATGTACCCAGAGTTTCTTCTGAATCAATTTTCTTTCGAACGAGTACTTCAACCATAATTTTCTCCTACAAAAAATTCACTATACTCGTATGTATACGAACTAAGATTTGAACAAAACACCTGCAACGTCTGGCGCTGTCCAACCTTCTGGCTTCTTAACTTTACCATCTTCACGGCGAATTACCTTGCCGTCGACCAGCTTTGCCATATTGCTTCGATGCACCTCATCAAAAAGTTCATCCAAAGGAATACCGTAAGAAACGGCAGTGCCACAAGCAATGTAGATAATGTCAGCAAGCGCATCAGCAACCTGAATAATATCATCTTCCAGTTCACCCTTAATATATTCCGCAAATTCTTCTTCTAAAAGATCAATACGAAGTCTGCGTTCTGCGCCATCAGGAAGCTCTGGCTTCTCGCCAATACGCTGTCCGAAAGCCTGATGAAAATCACGAACGTCTGTAAAATAACTAGTTCTCATTGCTGTTTAACTCCCATAAGACAAAGCGCATTACCTTGCGATTGAGGAATAAATGAACCACCAGCAGTAGTGCACTTATCCATAGATGCGTAGTATTTTTCGTTGGAATTTGTTACACCAGCAAGAATTGCAAGCACAACACCTAAAATGATAACAGCTGCAGTTATGCAGCCAATAAACCAGTCACATTCCCACTTATTCATTTTGACATCAAATCCTTAAGCACTTCATTGCGACCTTCGCGTTGAATGAGAAGATCCATTACTGCAGATGCATACACTACAACAGAACAACACATCATGAGAGCATCCTTCGGATCAGTTACTGCTTTAAGCTGCTCTTCAAACAAATTCAAAACAGGACTAGACAATTCCTGCATACGAGCTTCAATTTCTTCTACATTATCCATTTGTTATCCAATCTGGTTGGTTGCGTTTAGTCCACTTATGAAGACTTGATTTTCCAAGTATATAATAATTTCGGTAGTTTGTCAATGATTCATTTGAAATGATGTACTCCTCTGCCATACAAGATGGCATTGGAGTCCAATCAAATTCTTTTAAATTAAAAGGAGGACATTGAAGATCAATACCCATGGCGAAACATTTGTGCACCTTACCATAGCGATACGTATATTCTTCACAGAGAGCAAAGAAATGCTCAACAAGCCATTGATAATTTTCTACCGATTGGCGACACCAGACAGCAGAAGGATGATTGATATGCGTAGCAGAATACATCACATCTTCTCGTCGATCTGACAATTTCCAACGACGAGCCTTGCGACCAGACTTGGACTTTCCTTCGACTTCTTCACCATCTAGGACTCGATGGGCAGTCGAGAGCAACTGTGCGCTCTCGAGAATCATTTTAACAACGTGTCTGTCTACCAGCGCACGTGCAGCATCTACAGGGTTTTCATCTACGTAGAATATGTTCATAATAGCTCAAATCCGAGATGATGTTAGTGACTACTTTTTTGCCTTTGCGCCACTTCTCTAAAGCGCGATCTCTATGTATTCTACTGGCGCTGTTGTAAAAAGTCAAGCCTTCAATATGCTCCATCTCGTGTTGAAAAATTCGAGCAGTCATCCCTGTAAATGTTTCTGTTCTTGTATCGCCATTCGGTAGCTGGAACCTGACCTTGACATGTTGAGGTCTTTTGATTTTCACAATCAATCCAGGATAAGATAGACAACCTTCTTCCAACTCGACTTGCTGCTCAGAAGGCAACACAATTCTAGGATTGAAACAAACGAAATTTTCAGGATGACCTCTCATAGCAAAAATACGATATGGGACACCAACCTGATTGGCAGCAAGACCCAGACCATTCCATTCATACATATGTTTGACTAGATCTCGAGAAAATTCAATAGGATCAAATGGTGGTGCTTTAAAATCAAAGTTCTCACATTTATTTGTGAGAACTGGATCAGTATTCTTTACAAGTTCCATAGTGCACCTTATACAGTTAAATCAAAGTTAATGATAGTACGATAACCAATAGTAGGCTGGCTGCTGCAATGATATCTAGAGCCATCAAATAATACAGCTCTGCCTCTCTTGGGCGTAACTCTTTTGTGTTCCTGGAGAACAACTCCCTGAGACCCTCCCGGAGTATCATTAATGGTCTGCTCATAGATAATAGTATCTCCATCAGAATCATTAACGTAATACACACAAGCCACATGAGGAAGGTGAGGAGGCAAATCGACGTGAACTCCATTGTGTTCTTTCTTATACTGCGGTGCTAGAGGAAGCTGTAGGAAAATACGGTTGTAGTAAATTTGTTTATATTCAGGAACAAATTTATCGAATCTATCTTTGAACATATTGTGAATAACGTAACGCATTTCAGAATCAGAAGTGCTTTCTTTTTCTGGATGGTTTATTATATGAACAAACCCATGAGAAGGAAATTGCTGATTGACATTACCGCTTACGTCCTTTAGGAATTTCCATTGAGAATGATACATAATCATATCATGAAGATGAACCTGATCTTTTTCAGATAAAAGATTGTCAATTACAACTGTTTCAAACATTCCAATGCCTTATCACACCTGCCACAATAACAATATTTGTTATAATATAACACAGAACGATTGCTGTTCTTACCACAGCAACCATGTCTGCTTCTCTGTCTGTTTTTCCATTTTTCTCGCCGAGTGCCTTAGCCCAAATTTTCCACATCATGCAATCTTACTGAAGTTCTTATGTTTTTCGAATTTGATGACATTAGTAAATTTGTCATACAGCTGATCACCCTTATGAGAAATGATAAAGGTATTAGTATCAACAGTTAGTTGATTTAGAATTTTGAGAAACTCTTCGGTTCCATTTGAATCGAGTGAACTGTCCATTACTTCATCCATAATAAGAAGGTTAGTACTAATAGAATTACGCAACTTAGCCACAGCACGCCATGTGAACAGGATAGCAAGATTAATTCGCATCTTCTCGCCTTCAGAGAAAGAAGCGTAAGAGAATTCATCTCTGAATCTTGACTTAATTGTTTCGTTAAACTCTTCATCAAGTTCAAACTGGACAAAGAAATCCATAGCTGAAAGATACTTATTGATAAGCTTATTAATGACGGGTACATACTGCTTGATAATTCTCGACTTAATACCACCATCCTTGAGTAGCATCGAAGCAGCTGATAATACTTGCTTTTCATCAACAAGGTTATTGTATTTAACCTCGTGTGATTCTAGCTCAGTTACTAGCTCATTAATCTTACTACCTTCATCTTCATCCTGCTGAATGGTAATCTTACTGATTTCTTTTTCAAGAGCATCGCGATACTTGATCATTGAATCAATATTGTTCTTGGCTTTAAATTGTTCCATGCTCAATGTGTTGATATTAGCTTGGACTTCAATAATAGTATTCAGCTCAGCATTGACCTTATCATATTGTTCCTGAAGCAAAACAAGACCATCTTTAGCTTCAGAAATTTTACTCTGTTTCTCAACAAGAGTAGCATCACGAAAAGATGTATCAATTCGTTGTTTAGAATAGCAACCTTCGCTTCAATCTGATGACGAATGCTACTAAACTTATTCATACGCTTCGAGATTTCCTTCTCGTCTTTGATAGTCTCTTTCATCTCTTTGATCTGAGCATCTAACTCCCAGTACTGGGCGCTCAAAGTTTCAATTTGTTTATTTGATTCAACAATAAGTTCTTGCTTCTCACTAATGATATGATCATTATTATTTTGTAATTCGAGCATATGTTTTTTAACAAGCTCGATCTTCTCAATGATATACTTCTGCTCAGCAGTTGCTTCGATGATGAACTCATTGTTGTCAGCTACCTTGCTCTTCAACAGAGTGTTCATTGTAGTGAAAATCTGCAGATCAAGAAGATCCTCGATAATCTCTCTACGTGCACTAGCTGATAGCTGCATGAATGGTTGGAATGTTGCAGTACCAACCACAACAACCTGACAGAATGACTTGTGATTGATCTTAAGGATCTGCTTCTCAAGAATATTCTGGTAGTCTTTCATCTCAGCAGACTGATTAAGTAGATTACCATTCTGATAAACTTCGAAGATATTTGGCTTGAGTCCACGTACAATCTTATAGCGATTGCTCGAAATACTAAACTCAATTTCAACAACCATGTCCTTACGAGTGATCGTGTTAACAAGTTGTGGCTTGTTAATTTTGCGGAAAGGCTTACCGAATAGAGAAAACGACAATGCGTCGAGAATGGTGGATTTACCCGCACCATTCTCGCCGACGATCAATGTAGTATTTACTTTATTAAGATCAAGCTCTGTAAAAATGTTGCCTGTTGAGAGCAGATTTTTCCAACGTAGTTTTTCAAATAGAATCATTCTATCGCTATAGCCTCTTGATACAATTCAATAATAGTTTGTTCGAGCTTCACTTTATTGAGAGTTGGAGCATTAACCTGTTCTATATATTTTTTGAAAATATTGACAGTAGACTCTGCTTCATTGATGATATCGCTATCATTTTCGATGGCAAGATTAAGATGATCCTCAACAATTTGCATATCCAGAACACCAACCTGCTCGAGGCTCTCGATAAATCTATCGAACTGATATGGATCAGTCTTGTTGGTAACAATCACCTTGACGTTCATACCCTTCAATGTTTCAACATCAACAGCAGCATTTTTTGTACCTTCAGGCGTATCGTCGTACCAGACCTTAGCAAACATTTTATACGGGTTTTGGATAAAAGTCAACTCACGTGTTTCTGTATCCAGGATGTGAAAACCTTTAGGATCGTTGTAATCCGACCATGTAAATTCACCATGACTTCCCAGATAATAGATAGTACCATCGCTGGAACGATGGTGATAATGACCAGACAGCACCATATCAAAGCGAGAGAATAGATTACGGTCGTCGCCATGAGAAACCATAGACCCCTTGTACATTTCGAACCCAGCAAGTTCAAGATGACCAAACACAATTTGAGCAGGAGTACTTTTAATTTTATCCAAAGTAATTTGTCTATTCTCATCACAAATCCATGGTAGCATGAGTACAGTTAGATTGTCAAATTCTACTTCTCGAGGAAGCTGGTCATAAACATTAAAAGAATACTTACCTACGACAAGCTCATGAAGCGCATTAATAGAGTTGGTGTTCTTGAAATATGTATCGTGATTACCAGCAATCATATGAACATCTAATCCACGATTTGCAAGCTTATCAAGAAAGTCAATACGAAGTCGTGTAGCAGTGTTAAAATTAATATACTTACGACGGTCTACAAGATCACCGAGATGAACAACAGTACGAATATTATTCGTATCCAGGTATGGAAAAAATATTTCATCAAGAAACTTCTTACTGTTGTCCATGAAGGCAATATTATCATTACGAACACCCCAGTGAGTATCTGTAATCAGTGCAATTTTCATCTAAAAATACTCTTTCTATATTGAGACATTGAGTTTCTATCTCTAGAATTAGTGTTCAAGAAAGTTGTAGTGCAATCTCTAATTGCTTCCAATCGAAGAATATAGTTATTCTTCTCATTTTCTTTAATATTAGTATCGTTGATTTTGTTGATTAAGTCAAGTACATTCTCAGGTACTAAGTGTAGGTTCTTCATTATTATCTTCCTCAATAAATTTCTCTAATCCTGACTTGCTCTTCTTAGCAGTTTTCACAAGCTTGTCTTCGAAGCTTCTAATAATTTCGTCAGAATATTCATTATGTTTCACCTGAATACTATGTCCTGCACTACCACCTTCCATATACTGTTGGTCGTACAACTCATCCATAATACCAGAGTTTTCAAAATTCTTATGCTTGATATATGATTGCTTCTTTTCTTTTTGAATCCTTCGAATGAATGCATTCCATGCAATCTGTGTGAAGTAAGCGAAAGGATTACTAGATTTTTCTGGATTGAAGCTATGAGCAGCTGACACACAGTTTTCAATACCATCCGCGATCATATCATCGCGATAAGAATAGTTCATGAAGTTAGGTTTAGTCGAAAGTTTATTACAGATCATAAGAAAACATTCACCAATATAATTGGGAATGCGTGGCAGAGGCTTACCAGCTGCCTCTGCTTCTTTTGTTTTTTCCTTAAACTTTACCATCTCTTCAAAAAGAGTTTTGTTATTTACATAGTGCTTCTTGGCTTTTGGCTTACGTGTTACAGGAATTTCAATGTCCATTTTTTAAACTTTCAAATTAACAGGATAAATTTTATACTCAAATTGCTCTTCGCTGTAGATTTTAATTCTTTCCACAAAATGCAAAATGGTGAAATTTTTCTTTGACTTCCAAGTTAGATCATCAGCAATATCATACAGTGTTGCAGTTTCTTTGCTATTTGATTTGCGTAATCCACGACCAATAGATTGTAAGTTTCTTATCTTGGATTTTGAAGGGCTAGCAAATATAATGTTATGCAAATTACGAATGTTAACTCCGGTAGAAAAAGTCCCGTAACTAGCGACGATAATACTGGATGTTTCAGACTCCACGATACGACGTATCTCTTCGCGTTCTTCTCCATCTACACCTCCATGAACAAAAAATACTTTTCTATCACTATCTTTCAACATCTCATTAAGAACTTTACCATGCTTATCAACATACTGAAACAACAGCAACGTGTTTCCATTAAGAGATAATGCTAGATTCTTGATGAACTTATTTCTTGCATCATTACGAACAAGCCAATCCATTTCAGCCTGATAATCATATTTTGAAATTAACTTTTTAATTTCGTCTGGATACTTAAGAACAATTGCTTTAATATGAAAACTAGAAAGATGCTTCTGATCAATAAGAGTGGCAGTGGTTGTTACCTGTCTAACAGCACCAAATAATCCTTCAAGAACGAGCTTGTGAGTTTGTGTGCCATCCAAGGTACCAGTAAAACCAAAACGATACTTGCAATTGTCCAACATAGACAATATGCTAGTAAGAGATTTAGCCTTGAATAAATGAGCTTCATCTCCTATGACCACATCAAACTGTTGGAAATACTCTTTAGGCATCTTGTATAACGATTGCCAGGTTGAGATGGTAATTGGTTTATCTGTTTGTTTATCTTGCCCTGCAAAGATTCGATGAACGAACCGATCAGATAAAAAACCATAGTCAGCAAAGTCAGAGGCAAGTTGACTAACGAGAGAAGTAGTTGGCACAATAATAAGAGTGCGTGCATGATAGTACCTTACTAATAGATAAATGATAAATGATTTACCAGAAGCAGTTGGGGAAAGCATCAATGCTCTGTTATGTCTAATAGCATAAACAAAAGCTTCTAGTTGATAATCTCTTGGTGTATATGATTCTGGAAGTTTAATTGTCTTAATAAAATCAAGAGCTTCAGCAACAGAAAATTCGTTAGCAGCAAAACAATCATCTTCTTCATAAGAATAACCACGATCTTCACAGAACTTCTTAATGTAATTATTAAGTCCTCCATAAAGCAAACATGTCATGGTATTGAACATGCGAACTTTACCATCCCATACTTTATTTTTATAGGCTGGCATGAACTTTGCACCCGGAACCTCGAACGTGAAGTATTCACTAAGTTCGAATGCAGTTCCAGGCTCACAAAATATCTTGTTATATGTTTCGTCGTGCTTCTCGACTCTAATAATTTCCATCAATTACCCATTGTAAATTTTGTCCACTCAATAGCAGATTTAATCTGAAATCCTCTGTTAGTGAGAGACTTAATGATTGACTCAAGCAATTCAATTTTCTCATCTTGTAGACCCATCTTCAATGACAGATCAATAAGCTCTTTGTCCGCTTCAAGATACATAGGCATTTCTTGCTTGAGGATCATACCACGTGCAGGAAGAGTCCAGCCTAACTCATGAGTTTCTTTTGTTGGACCTTGAGTATAAAACTCATACTTTGCAAGCTTAAGCTGATGATAACTAGCTGTGTACTTTTTCAGTAATAGCTTCTCAGCTGTATAAATTTGAAAGTATTTATGGTGGAGCTTGGGAATCTTAAGAGCTTCATCCCCAAGTTCTGTCTTGTCGATATCACTATCAACTTTCCAATTCTCGTAAATCTCATCAATCTTCATAATACCCTCATCAATTAAGTATTACTATACTACATCAATGAGTAAAAGTCAAACTACTTTTGTAATATCGAACAGTAAATATGCAAACTTAGCTGTTGCGGAAACATATTCGATGTCTGAGTTAGTAGTATCAAATTCAATTTCAGAAAGGTATGTAGGAAATGCATCTCTGAATGAGATTTCAAAGTTAGGATTTTTGATTGCATTTAAAACAACAAGAGTCATATCAGAGATAAGACCTTGTCCTGTATAACTAGGATTTGCAGCTAGTGTTGCATATTCATCATAGTTGTCAGGAAAACCAAGTGCTCTCATCCAGTTATGTATTTCAAGATAGTTATTGAAATCTTCATCAACTTTAAATGTAAGAGAAAATTCTCCATACTCGATGTGAGTCTGTTGTACTGGAATTGGTACAAATTGTGTTGGTATTTCAATTTGTGGTAAACGAAGAGATGGAATGTTAATCTTCTGCACGAAGAAATTCACATGTGGTGCTCTCTTAAGACTGAACTTGAAGTTGAGTGGATTAAGAAAGTTCTTGTTTACTGGTGTGTCATCAATAGCAGTCATTTAATTACTCCATAGCTACTACTATTTAGTTATCACTGTCACATTAATGATTATACTGGGGACATGACAGAAAGTCAATAAAAAAAGGGAGAGCATTTCTGCCCTCCCTAGTCTCGGTCCAGTTTCCTGGATCTTTTTATTACATAAGGTTGTTGACGATAAGACGACGATAATACTTGTTACCAGTATTTGCGCCACCAAGAACGAGTTCGCCTGAACCCTTATAGAGACCTTCAGCAAATGGGTTAGCAACCATGCCATAACGAGTCTTGAAGCCGATTTTTGGCTGGAAGGACTGCTGGTCAACGGCGCGAACCATCTGAAGAGGAACGTATGGGCAGTAGAATAGACCAGCGTCGAACGCTGATGAACCCTTATAACCCACTGTTAGGTAGTTACCACCGATAGCATATGGATCGATGTAGACACGAAGACGACCGTTAAGAACACCAGCGAAAGTGTTACCAGTATCATCTACCTGGAGGTTGTTGCTGTTAAGAGCAGGTGCGTAGTCAAGAACGCCAGCCATCTGAAGAGCTGAAGCAACATCAGAAGAACAGATAACAATGTTACCCTTACCACGACGAGTCTGCTTAGCAATCTGGTTAGCTTCACGCTCAAGCTGGAACATAAGACCCTTGAACTTTTCAACTGACCAACGACCGTTTGAGTCAGTGTCAAGATCGAACACACCAGCAGTAGTTGTGTTGTCCATTGCACCCTGAGTAGCGGTGATGTTGATAGTACGAACAACTTCACGATTGATTTCCGCAAGGATTTCAGCCGAAAGGATGTTTGAAAGTTCTGTCTCAGCGTCAAGACCGTGAATAGCCTTAAGATCCTGAGCAAGTTCCATAGTGTACTCTGCCTTAAGAGCACGTGACTTAGCAGTTACAGTTACCTTTTCGATACTGAACGCCATCTGAGAAAACTCGACGTTACCGTATGTACCAAGAGCTTCTGCCTGAGCAGTTGACATACCAGCACCAGTATTGTAGGTGTTAGTAGCAGCAAGTGGTGAAGTGTTAGTTGCACCTGGGATAGTTCCCTTGAAGCCGTTGAAGGCAACGTTAGCATCAGCACCCTGAACGGCAGAGAACGCAGTGTTCACTTCGTTGTAGAATGTTTCGTTGTCCTGGTTACCGTTAGCAAAGCCGCCAGTTGAGTTACCCTGTGAGGTATACTTCGAACGCATTGCGAAGATAAGACCAGTTGGACCAGTCATTGGCTGGACGCCGCAGATGTCATAAGCAATGAGGTTAGGCATTGCACGACGTACGAGCGAGATAAGAACTGGATCGAAGGTGTCAACGCCACCTGAACCAGCAGTAGACGAAGAACCGCCCATTGCGTTGACTGCAACGCCTTCAAGACCAGTTTCTGTTAGAGTCTGGTACATGCCATGCGAAGCTGACTCGCGAAGAGCGCGCTCTGTGTTTTCAAGAACAACTGCAGTTACTGAACGGCGGTTCTGATCCTTGATTGGATTAAGATCTGCGTGCTCCAAGATTGGCGCCCACTTCTTTTGGATTTCCTCAGCTAGATACATTTTTGTCTCCCTTTCTATCTGGGTTTGGTATATTATTTATAAGAATTAATTTTTAACGGATTTAGAAATTGCTTGTGCGTAACGATTCATTACTGGATCAACGGTCACTGTAGCAGTAGATGTCTCACCTTCAAAAGTCTCTTCAGTAATATTAGTTGATACTGGAGCAGTCTTCTGTTCTGTAGCAAAATACTTATCAAAGATAATAGAAAGCTTCTTAGAATAAACTTCTACATCGCCATCAAAATCAATGCTTTCGGCTAGTGCTTCAAACTTTTCCTGCTGCGAAAGAGCAAGGTCGCCGAGGTATGACTCGAGAACTTCTTTCTTTTCAACATCAATAAAAGCTCTTTTCATCTCGACGTTTTCAGTAATCTGTTCGTCAAGCTTTGCTTCGAGTTCTTCAACCTTAGTTGCAAGAGACTCAATTACGTCAACTTTGTTCTGGGGAACATCAATATAATGTTCAGTAAATAGACCCTTAAGACCGTCGATGAATTCTTCCATAACTTCATTACGAAGAGATGATTCGATAGCAACTTCGTTTGCTTCCATCCACTGTTCAGTTACATAGTCGAGATATGTATCTAGTTTAGATGTAAGCTCTTCGTTGATTTCAGAAACTGCTTCAACGAGTGAAGATTCAAATTCTTCTTCAAGACGAGCAACTTCAATCATTGAACGAGCTGTAACAGCAGCTTCGAAGATTGTTGATGCCTTTTCTTTGAATTCTTCTGAAAGATCAGAACCATTGAACATTTCTTCAACGTCTTCCTTAACAGAAAGCTTTGGCATTGCATACTTAGTCTTTGGACCAGTAGTTGCAGTAGCATAAGATGCCTTCATGTCGATCGAAGAAGCATTTTTACCAGAATTGTCGCCAACACCGTAAGTCTTACCTGGACCATACTGCGCAATAGAATCGTTGAACCACTTTGACAAGTCGTCCTTCTTCATTGCATGCATTGCGCCAATGGCGTGAGTGATCATTTCGATCTTTGATTTTGGATCAGCTACGGTGCGCGAAGCTGGCTTTAGAGAATCAGCAGCAAGAGTACCTTCCTCGATCTCTGTTGCTTCAACGTTTTCTACTTTATCAGTCATTTAAAGGTCTCCCCTGTGGAATTTAGAATTATTTATATTATTTAGATTTTAGTGTTAGAGAAGTTAAAAAGCTTTCATAAATGGAAAATTTTGACTCTTCTATTTGATCCATTGTCATCTTATGCATAGATGTTTTCATATTATGAAGTTTTTCTTCATACCATGTATCCTTAACTGAATCATATATCCATTCAACATTTTCCATAATACCCTTGACAAAAGCATCAGGAGCAGAAGGATCGGCAACAATATCAGCAGCTGTAGCAATATGAAAATCTGGACCAACAATCATAGCGCCATCTTTACCAGGACTTAGTGTGCCCATACCACGTGATGAAACGCCAAGATTCGCACCAGATTTTAAAAGACCTTTTGCAATATTACCCATTGGAGTATCAGTAAGTTTTGCTTTACCAATAAAATTATCACCATCACGTTTCAATTCAGTAATAATATGTGATACTCTATCTAGGTTGATTGCAGGACCAGCTGGATGACCAAGCTCGCCATACGCACGATTATTTTTTACAGTTTCGTTCATATAACGACCAACTTCCTTTTCCATAATATGGAGAGGATAGATACGACCGTTACGGTTTTTACGATTAGCCTGAAGGAAGATACCTTCGATGAAATGTTCTTTCTCACCGTTTTCTTTAGCTTCGGTAATGTATTCCATGTTTTCGAAAAGTTCGGTGATAAGTTTCATTTTATTATTCCTTATGGGGATGTTTGGGCTACCCAAGAGCCGTAATACCAATAAATTCTAGCACCAGAAGTACCGTCAGTGCGAATGTACTGTGAACCTGTTGCTGGTGTTCCTGTTGCTGAAGAAGCAGCACCAGTAATTTTTGAAGCACTTGGAACGCCAGTACCGTAAGCAATAGTAGGTCCTCCAGCTGCACCAAGAGTAACACTTGTACCTGTTTGAATACTAGCTTTTACTGTCATATTATACTCCAAATCCTGGCGTGATATAAATTTGTGATGTGCCAGATGAAGTGATAGCAGTAAAATATGAATTAGTTGGGAATGAGAAAATCTCAAGCGTGCCAGGAAGAACAGGAATACCAGTAGAATTAGTAGAAACTACAACTGCATTATTATTTGCGATTGTGGAATTAGCGCCAACGCCCAAGAAAATTAAATTCGAACCAGAGTTGAAAACGCGATACTGGCAATACGATGTATAACCAGTAGCATTTGATGCTGGCGTATATGTTACCTGGACAGCAGTTGGTGCTGCTGTATTAGCAAGAAATGTGGCTGTGTTGCCAATTGGATTGAATGCGCCCGAAACGCCTGATTGATAAGCCATTATACGTTCTGTCCTGTATTAACGTCCACTGACATATTAGGGAAAGTCATAGGAGTATCCATTTGTTCGTCTTCTTCTTTATTTTCATCACTGTACATCATATAATCATGAACTGAACCAATCATTTCTTTTGCAGCAGCAATTTTAGACTGGACCCAAGGTTCAATATGATGATCAGCTGGCATAGCAGAAAGCATATGCATTGTCTTATTAGCAATTGCCTTTAATTCTGCACGAACCATATCAATTTCTGATTGAGTGTCGTCTGTTTTATTTTTTGCAATATCAGAAGAACCATATGTTGATCCAAGAAGAGGAACAGCAAGATCTTCTTGAACTGATTCATTGCGCTGTTTTGCATA